CTAAGGGCCAGTTTGAGCCATTTCTACCGCCACTTTATCGCCACTCACCGCCAGTGGATTAAGTTTAACGGCATCCTCTAAATGGTCAGGGGCAAAGTGCGCATATCGCATCGTCATCTTGATGTCAGTGTGGCCGAGTACGCGCTGCAAAACCAAAATATTACCACCATTCATCATAAAGTGACTGGCGAAGGTGTGGCGCAATACGTGGGTAAGTTGTCCTGCCGGTAATTCGATGCCTGTTCTTTCCAATGCAGACCGGAACGCGCCATAACAATCACTAAACAGTCGGCCTTTTTTGTCATCAGGTAGGGAGTCATAAAGCTCTTTGCTGATGGGAACTGTGCGATTTTTTCTGCCTTTTGTGTTGGTGTAAGTGATTTTGTATTTCGCGAGTTGGCTTTTTTTCAGACTCTCAGCCTCTGACCATCTAGCGCCAGTGGCGAGACAGATTCTCACCACTGTTTCTAAATCAGGGTGCTCATGGCGTTTGCACTCTCCGAGCAGTTGCGCAATCTGGTCGTGAGTTAACCAAGCCATTTCCATTTCTTCTGTACGGAAAGGGCGCATATTTTTTAGCGGATTTTCACCCTTCCATTCGCCAAGGCGATTTAACTCATTGAACACCGCGCGGAAGTAAGCGAGTTCAAGATTAAGAGTGCGAGGGGAAACCTCCTTAACCCTATTTGAACGGGCATACTCACCCTTTAGCCGCTTTTCCCGGTAGCGGGAAAACATCTGGGCATCGAAATCGCGTGCGAGTGGTTCGCCCATACACTTAAAGGCGTGGCGCATAGCTAACTGGCGTTTTAGTCCGTCTCTCAAGGTAATACCATGAGCGCTATACCATGCGTCGACCAATTCTTTTAACGTTCGCCTGTCTTCCTTTTCCTCCTGCCACGGATTTTGCACAGTGTATTGCTCAAAGGCCAGCGCCTCACCTTTGGTGGCGAATTTCTTTCTAATACGCTTGCCTTTTGCCCCGTTAGGATAAAGCTCGCAAATCCAACCTCCAGCGGGGTTTTTACGGACAGTCATCAATTAACCTCGCTGTACACACCTACCACTCTACCCAGCGTCTTTATGTCATCAATACCGCACTCAAAAGGAACCTTCCCACCAGTAACATGCAATTTTCTACCCGGAAGTTTTGTAAGCTCTCGAATACTAATTCCCCCCTCTATGTCGACCAACCAAAGGCCGTCAGAGAGTGATGCCTGCTTATCAATGAAATGGAGTTTTCCTTCCGTTCGTATAGCCATCGCATCTGTAAGCGGCTTTGTGAAAAAATGAGCGTCGACTGTAATAGAACCATCACTTTTGAGTATTTCTTCACTTAATGTGAATGACTCGATGCTCATTGTATCCTCGACTGACGCAGAAGATGTGAACGGTTGTCCTTTTCCTGTAAGTAACCACTGCAGATTGGCCCCTGTTTCAAGAGCGCAGTGTGCCGCAAAGTCATACGAAATAGCGCCACGGGTATATCTGTTAGAGAGGGAGCTCGATGCAATATCGAAATGGTTAGCTAACTGAATTTTCTGAGAAAATCCGTAAGCCTCGCAGATGCGATCCAGTACATCAACGTTGCTCCATCCTAAAGAATCTATTCTCATCTCGATAAAACCTATTTACTACTTCTCAATTGGGAAGTATATTTTGGCTAAACCTACGCAATTGATGGCCCTATGTTGGCAAACGGTGGCCCTTTAATTGCAATCTTTGGCAAATAGGGAATCATGCAACATGGCTTCTGAAATCGCAATCATCAAAGTGCCTGCACCCATCGTCACCCTGCAACAGTTTGCAGAACTTGAGGGGGTGTCATACCGCACCGCGCGCCGCTGGACTACCGGAGATAACCCGCGTTTACCTATCGAACCTCGCGTCATCCGTAAGGGCTGTAAACGTGCTGGCGGTCAAGTTCGTATCTACTACGCCCGCTGGAAAGAGGAACAAATGCGTAAGGCATTGGGCCATTCCCGTTTTCAACTCGTTATTGGTGCGTAATTCACATAAAGTGAATTTTGAGGGCTCAACATGTTTGATTTTCAGATTTCCAAACATCCCCACTATGACGAAGCGTGCCGCGCTTTCGCGCAGCGTCACAATATGGCGAAGCTGGCCGAGCGTGCGGGTATGAATGTTCAGACGTTACGCAACAAGCTAAACCCGGAACAGCCTCACCAGTTCACGCCGCCTGAATTGTGGCTATTGACTGACCTGACCGAAGACTCAACCCTCGTTGATGGTTTTCTGGCACAGATTCATTGCTTGCCATGCGTGCCAGTTAATGAGCTGGCTAAAGACAAATTGCAATCTTATGTCATGCGCGCAATGAGTGAGCTCGGCGAGCTGGCGAGCGGTGCGGTCTCTGATGAGCACCTGACCTCAGCCCGAAAGCACAACATGATTGAGAGCGTTAACGCTGGTATTCGTATGTTGTCATTGTCGGCGCTGGCGCTGCATGCGCGCCTGCAGGCTAATCCTGCTATGTCGAGCGTGGTCGATACCATGAGCGGTATTGGCGCATCCTTCGGGCTGATTTGAGGTGCGTATGCTGAAAAGTGAACCATCATTCGCATCTCTGCTCGTTAAGCAAAGCCCAGGCATGCACTACGGTCACGGCTGGATCGCAGGTAAGGACGGCAAGCGCTGGCATCCGAGCCGCTCACAGGCTGATTTACTGGCTGGCCTCTCTACTCAAAAGCAGGGGGAATCATGGCTATCGAAGCTGTTTCCGCGACTGTTCCGCTAAAAGCGGGTGAACGTCTGGCCGGTCTCAATCATGTGGCTGAACTGCGCGCGAGATATTGGGGCGATAGCTGGAAAGAGGTTGAGCGATTTGTCGATGATATGCGCGATAAACGTGACCCACAATTTGAAGAAAATAATCGGGCGCTGGCCGCTATTTTCTTTCTGGCAAAA